GTTGAGGCTATCTTGGATGTTGGACACCATCATTCGGACAAGTGGTCGGATCGTTGTGGCGGACATTACGCGAGACAGGACACCAAGGCGCTGGGAGCCGAGTTGGGTTAAGCGCTGGATTTCGGTGGCGGTACGAATGCCATCAGAAGTGGGCATGCCTTGCTGGGCATCTGAGGCCGATGACAGACGTTGTTTCATGTCGGAAATGCCTTGGATGTCATTCCAGTGACCGCGTGTTACATCTGGCACTTGGGCAATGAATACGCCATCGCCTGCCTTGGCACCATTCATAGTGCGTACCACTCCCCACGGATTCCTGTCTATCAAGTCTGGGATTGAGACTTGGGTTGGGTCTGCGAAGATGAGGTTGGAGAGGGAGGCTTGCACGTTGTCGATGCGAGAGCGTAGTAGCCATGTGCCTATTTCGTGTAATGGCAATAGAAGGTCGTACAAGGACTGTGCGTAGGTCTTGTGCTTGTCAAAGAACAGAGAGCCAAACACGACTGGAAATTGACGGCCATAAGGGTTGAGTTGGGTGCGGATTATTACGGATTCATCGAGTACGGTGATGACCATCCAGATTTGGTCGATGGAAGGCACACCAATTTCAAAGCCGTTTAGGCGTACCCATGTCTCGTCAGTCGTGCGAGCCGAGTCCAAGGTGAAGAATGAGGAGGAGCGTTTCGCTGTTTCGTGCGGCGATACGTTCATACCTTTTGTGTCTTCTTTCAAAGTCTGATGGACATCCCAGCCGGACTTGGTGTTGCCACTGCTACGGCGCAGGGCCGGATACTTTTTGAGTTTTGGGTAAAGGCCAGAGGAGAGGAGGGCCGAGGTGGAGGCGTAATCTGTGAATGTTACGAACTGCATTTTGTCCCAATCACCCCATTGAACACGCGGGTCAGGGAAGCAACGGCGCGGGTCAAAGTTGACGATGTTGTTGGTGTTGGACTGCGGATTCCAGACAACTTTTGTGGGGGCAAAGCCGTAGCGAACAGAGTCAAGCAGTAGCTGGGCAAGTCTGGCTTCACCAGCAGTGCGCCGCATGTGTTGATGCAGGAGGCGTTCAAGGATCGCACCTGAATGACGCGATTTCCGGTTAAGGCCTTCTAGTTGGAACATGGGGTTGCGTCCACCAAGGGCTGCCATCAAGTAAGTTAGTACGGTGTCAGAGATGGCGCGGGTGTCAGCGATGACGGCTTTCTCGCGGAACTTGGTGGCTTCGGGTGGGACGTACACATCATGAGCGCGGTCAGCGTCTTTCCAATGGGAGTACCGGCGGCTGATTTTATCGAAAGACATTTGTGCGGTAGAGCGCACAAAATCGACTAGCTTGGCTTCTTCTTCTGGGCTTAGATCATCGGAAATGTCTTCGTAGGCCATGAGCTTTGACGTGTGGCGTGACAAGTCTACGATCAAGTCTTGCGGCTGGAGCGTTGATGAGCGGTAATCAATCATAGTGATGGCTACTTTCCGTGATTAGTTGTCTATATATAGCGCGTTCTGGCTATTGTCGTGGTTGCGGGCGGCGGGGTCGTCCTTGACCTTTTGGAAGATTTAGTCCGAGAAGGAGTCGGATTGATTGTCGCAAACGGATAGAGATGCATGATGAGTAGAGATGCGCTTTAGGTGTTTACGGAGTTGGGTGACTTGGGTTTTGAGAAGGTTGTTTTCTCGACGCAGTTGGTTGTTTTCTCGCGCAAGAACGAGTAGGGGGTTCTTGGGAGGCTTAGAGGTCATTGGCTTGCCCCTGTTTATCAGTGTGGATAATGGAGGCGGCAATGTAGACGATGGAGTCAAGCAGCTCGTTGCGAGCCATTGAAGCGGAAAGGCGAGTGGATTCTTCGATTTTTTTGATGGCTTGGCCCAACGCAAAACCTGTGCCAACGGCTTCTTGAATAGTGAAGATCGGTTGGCGAATGAACGGTTTGTTATTAGCGTGGCGTTCTTTGCCTTTGGATTCAGAGGCGCGTAGGCCAGCTTCGTGCAAGATGTCGTAAAGTGGATCGTAATTAGTCATGTGTGTTTCCTTTTGTTATTCGCCCCAGTTCGTCCACGAACCGGAAGAAGCGAGTGATGTGGATAAAGAGCCAACTTGGGCGTGTAAAGAACCTATCCCTGTCAGGGAGCCGGAAGCCATTGTGGGTGAGATAGATGTCTTGGAATGGATGTCAATGGCCATAACCGTTGCGTCTACTTGGTCATCGTATTTGCCGGAAGGGAATTGAGAGCATTCGTTTACGAAGGTGTCGAGCCATTTAGCGCGGGCCGGTAAGTAGACGCGGCCACCTTCAATGAGCGGGGTGACGGCGTTGGCGCGGGATACCTTGTCGGTGGATACCTTGAAGGGTACGACTGAAATGCCGGACTCGCGGCGCAGTTCTTGGATTAGTGATTGGCCAGAGGCTTTGTCTTCTATATAGAGGGCGCGGAGTCCTTTGCCTCGCCATTTATTGTTAAGCGAGATTGCGAAAGCTTTGAGTTCGGGGAAATCGAATTTGTGGCGATGGACTTCCAAGAAGAAGATATCGCCGTCATGGGTTATGGCAGACACGACAGCTACGGAATAGTCAGCGGTTTCTGTTTTTTTGAAGGCCGTGTCGAGGGTAATGATGATACCGGCAAAGCGGGAGTAGTCCAGCTCGTCTTCTTTGTAGTATTGCCACCAGACGGATTTGATGAGGTTGCCGCCTTCAATGGTGGGCTGCTGTTGGTAGAGCGCCCCAAAGTCGCGGGGGCTGAGTCGTTCGCGGCGCTCAAGTTCTTCAACGGGGAATCGTTCGGGCCAGAGGGCGAGGCGCTTGGTGGGAAAGTAATACCGCTTTTCTTTGGGTGCGGCAGAGCATTTTTCCGATGGGATGTAGCGAGGATCGTCTTGAGGCAGGGTGTCAACGCGAGCGCGGACATCCGAGGTGGCGGTGACAAGGGCTGGCATAGATAGGTGGAGCCATCGGCCTTCTGCCCAGTCCTCGGTTTGCATGATTCGGGAGCCAAGATCATCAGGATGCCAACGGGTATAACAGATTATTTGGATGGCGGGAGTGCCGTCCTGTTCTGGTTGAAGACGAGTGGATAGGGCAGATGTGTAGTAGGCCCATGTGTTGTTGCGCTGGGTGGCAGATTCAGCTTCGCTCCGGCTTTTTATGGGATCGTCAAGAATGAGGCAGGTGGAGGGACGACCAGAGGTGGTGCCGCCGAGACCCACACCAAAATATTGTCCCATGAGCGTGGTTTTGAAAGTGTCTGCGGCACGACTATCTTGAGAGAAACCAAAGTCAGGAAATGCTTGAGCGGTGCGATGATCGGCTAGGTTGGTGCGGACGTTTCGTCCAAAGCCCTTGGCGAGTTCAGTGTTGTAAGAAGCTGACATGACGTAGCGGGTGGGGTTACGTGCCATGTAGTAGGCTGGGAACAGTTCCGTGGCGTAGGTGGACTTGGAGTGTCGTGGTGGCATGTTAATCATGATGTTGTAGACACGGTGTCCCTTGGCCAGATTAGGGCGGTATGCATAGCGAGAGGGGTGCTTAGCAATGAGTTCGGCTGGTGTGGCCAATACTTTTTGCGCCCAGCGATTGAAATCACTGTAAAGGGTGCGCTTTTCCAGATTGTCGAGGGCTGTGATTAGGACGTAATGGAAAGGCGGAATCACCCACTCAGGATGGATTAGGCGCACATAGCCGTAGAAGGACGTAGAGGCGTTTTTAAGGAGCAGTAATTGCTGTGCTGCTTCCGCTAATGATGGCGCTTGGCGTGGCTGTAAGGCGGTCATTTGAGGCTCCTGTGAGGGTTACTGATTAGATGGATCAAACGGGTCGTCTATGCCGGAATTAACTAGTGGGTCATCAAGGGTGGCAGAGGTGAGATCGGTGGTAGCAGTATCTTGGTTGGAGATAGCTTGCACAGTATCGTAGCCAGTGGCGTTGATGATGGGCCGCATGTCGGGAGTGGCGAGTAACGCGGCCTCCTCTGGGGAGTTGGGTTCGACTTGGGTATATTCAGCATCTTCTACAGTGGCGATAGCGTCATCAAGGGTGGCGCGGGATTCGGCAAGGGCGGCTTGCTTGACGATAGTTTCGAGTTCAGAGATGGAAAGTTCTGTGAGCGACTTTTCTTCAATTGAAACTTCATTGAATGAGTGATGAAGATCGGGCATGACTTTGTTGAGCATGATCGAGAATAGACGCACTTGCTGGTTGTTCCAGCTTGTTGTGCCATCAAGGACTTTGCTTACGGTTGGGATTTGCTTGTTGATGATGTTGTACGCGCGGCGGCGGACTGAGGCAACTTCTTCTGGGGCCAGAGGGATTGTGGTACTGAGAGATCGTTCTGACTTGATGGCTTGCTTGCGGCGAACGGCGTTGCGTGGGTCGAGTCCTGATGTGGATTCACGTTCACGGCGTTCACGGCGGTCTTGAGCTTTTTTTACATCATCCATAGTGTTGGTGTACGGGGGCCGCTTGTCTTCTCTGGCTTTGTCTGTGAGTTCTTGTGGGGCTGCCGATGGTGGCTGCTGTTCTTCGTTAATAGCCATGTTTGATTTCCGTATGCTTGGTTTAAGTTTAGGGCGTTTTCAAAATTTAAAAATTTTTGTGTAGGGGCTAGGGATGGTAATAACCAAAATCGAACGGCGGGATACCCCCTTACCCCCCCTCTTGTTGTCCGTCCGCTCATTTTCTGGGCCGAATTTTGGGCTTAAACCCCCTGAAACCCACGGCTGACGGGGCTTTGCATCGCCTAAACAGGGAGATTTGTGGCCGGTTTGGCTTAGTTTTTTTCACATATGCGTAGCTTACAGGCCCAAAATTGACACATCGTCCTACCAAATTACCAAATCAGTCCTCCCCCAAAGGGGGAAGGGGGAAAAGCTACCTGAGCCAGACCATTTCGGTTTGGAATTTGGAGATACGCCATGAATATTAAAACCTTCGCACACACCCCCGCAGCAGACCTACGTCGATTACTCGACGCGGCCATCATCAGTCACCAAGAGGCCGTAACAATCCTGAGCGCTCGCAAAGAGCGCAAAGTGGCCGCTGGCAAAGTTTTCAAGGGTCGCAGCCAAACGCTGCTGAACCGCCTGCTTGGAATCCCCACTGAGCCTGCGAAGCCCGCGAAGCCTGCGAAGCCCGCAAAGGCCGAAGCGAAAGACGAAATCGCCTATGCCGCCAAAATCGCAGGCTGGAGCAAAGCCCAGATCAACGCGAGCCTGTCTCGCGCCAAGAACCCGATGAAGGTCGCGGCCCTGAAAGCTGCCCTGACTCAGTGTGGGCAGGTGGTTGACGGGCAGGACGCGCTCATAAGCGCTATCGCCGCAGTGAACCCAGACCTTGATGATCGCGCTATAGCGGGCCTTGTGAATGCGATCATGCAGTGAACCCAGACCAAAGAGCGTCCCTTCGGGGGCGCTTTTTTTTGCGTAGTGAAGCGGCGCCTTTGCCGTTTCCCATAACGTCAGGAGATAATCATGAATACACAAACCCTAGCCGATTTGATCGGCCGATTTGACCCAGAAACATTCGATACCGTCGAGCTTTACATGCAGGCAGATGACTACGCGAGGCTTGCCTCGCAAACAGAGTTGGATGTCTTGCGTGAAGAATACGATTTCAGAGCTGCCGAACGCTACGCTCTGGCCTTCGCAGACCTACGCAACTACTAGGAGGCCTGCCATGATTCACTATTACATTCGCCGTCTAGCGCGAGCACAAGCCCAGCTAGACATCGCAACCAAGCAGGAATCTATCCAAACACCAGCCACGGCTGCCCTGTTACACGAGATTGGGCAGCTCAAGCGAACGATCATCGAGGAGCGAGCAGCCGCCCAATCTCTGAAAGCAATCCTACGGAGACATGCACAATGATTTTCGTAGGCCTGTTTATATTCGCAACCGCAGCACTACTGATCTATGACGTGATGCGACACAGCGCCAAACAACGAACCCACAAGCCAGACGAGTGGGATTTTTAAGGAGCCAGATATGGATGATTACACCATTAAGCGCTGGGTAAACCCTGCGCAACACTTTGACGAAAACGAAGAAATTATTTGGGAGATAGGTGGGTGGGGTAAACCCTTGCCAGTCTCATCAATTGGAATACTGGAGGTTGCCAAGGCGCTTGATAGTCTATGTGATATGAATGGATTCTCTTGTGCTTGTGAATATGACTGCTGCGGCCACCAGTTTTCAAGTGGAGCAACAGTCATGTTGAAAGACGACGAAGTTGCATACATTCGCATGAGTATCGGGTTCAGCTACTGATATGGAGAGAACACCATGACATACACAGCAACACTGGATGGCAAAAGCCATACCTACACACGAAACCAGATCATTGCATTGCTACTCGACTACTGTACAGAAAAATACGGCCAACCCACGGCAACCAAGCATACGATGGTCTTGATGGGAGACTTGAGCGCTAAGCCGATCAAGCTAAAGCGCAAGGGTCGTGTACTAACAATCAGACCAGCCAGAGGAGGAGTAACCCATGCGTAAAATCGAGCAACAAATGTGCGAGGCAGTTCGACAGGCTAAAACTTGGAAGTCAGGCAACACACAAGTGCTAACTTACAGGGATGGGCAAACCTTGATATTCCTGCACGGCAACTTGATAGCGTTCAGGGACGCACCGTGGGAGGACTTACGTCCTAATGCTCCCATGTTTGAGGAGTACCCAACAAGAACCACATCCAGCCGCCTCAGCGCATTAGGTTTTGACGTATGTATACGTCAATTCAAGCCGTACATTGATGGCATAAGAGCAAAAGATTGGAGTCCGCAACAACAACAACAGCCAGAGGTAGTAACTAATAAGGCCGTGAGCATTTTCGATGATGCGAGGGAAGCTGGGTATATCGCCTAACAGGAGGCTAATGATGATAAATCTAACAAAGGAACAACGTCAGGCATTGCATACGGTATGGCTTCGCAACAACCAAGGCAAAACCTACCGTGAATTTCGCACTACTGTGCAGCCACAGCTATGTGGAGATAGCGCCGTGATGGTGCAGTGGTGCGGGATGTGGCTCGGCATAGAGCCAGACGGATACACACATTCATAGGAGGCAACCCAATGAATACTTATGAAGTCGAGTACGGAATTTTCAAACCAGCGTTTGGAGCAATGGATTACCGTTCTGCGCAAGTGAGCGCTGATACCGTCGAAGATGCTATCGAAGATGCGTACATGCGTATCGCTGATAGTGAGCCAGACATGGAGATGGGAGACCTGATCTATTGCAGGCGTATTAGATAACGTAGGAGGAAAACTGTGCGTAACAAAGTACACAAACATTGGTTTTCTGAGGCTTGCCGGAACAAGTATGAGCGCAAGCGTTGTAACTGGCACGATGCCTCATGTTACATCAAGACTCAAGCTCGTCGCGAAGCTCGCCGTAACGGCAACTTGCTTGTTCGTTACGAACTTGACGTACTCACTTAAC